AGGAGGGGGAAGGAAGCCCCCAAGGGGTGGTTGTGATGAGCGCGACGCCCCCGCTGACCCACAAGGCGATGACAGATACCGAGCGTCGCTTCCTCAAGCTCGTCGCCTATGAACTGGCCCGAGTGAGGCCTGGCGGTGCCGAGGCCCTCGCCGCGCTTCTGGATCTGACCGCCTCCTGGCACGGCTATCGCCACCACAAATCCTTCTTTCACTACGGCCGTGATTGGGTTGCCGAGGGCAATGCCCGGCACCCTGCAGCTGACGCCCTGCTGCGCGACGTGTTCGGCCTGAATAACGATCCCGACCCGAGGAGGGCGGCATGACGATGATTCTTCTTGAGAAGGCCTCAGGCCTCGCCATCAATCCCGCCGACCTGAGCAGCATGCGCATTCGGCATTCATCTGGCGGCACCACGCTGGAGCTCGCCATGCGTACTGGTGAGGTGATCCAGGTTCCGCACCGACCCGGCGTGCACGAGGGCGCCGACATCTACAGCGTGCACAAGCAGCTACTGGAGGTCGCATGACGGTTTATCGCGATGTGATGCCCGCCATCGTGCGGGTGATTGCTGCCGACACCATGGACAGCACGGCCAGGCAGAGCTGGCAGAAGCTGATCGACCGCAAGGTGGACGGAGGGTTTCGCGCCCTGCTGGGCGCCAGGGATCAGTTCGACTTCGACTGCATCCTGCACGCCCTGCTGCATCGTGAGCTCACCTCCGCGGAGTGGGACGTGCTCTATGCCAAGTACTCCACCCATGACCGCCGCCGGCTCGACGCCATCAATCGGCTGATCCCGAAGATATCGGCGCCGTGTCCTCACCTGTTCCTGACCAAGGCCGTCTATACCTGGGCCATTCCGAAGCTGAAAGGAAAGGACGGCAAGCGCTCCACGTATGTGCTGCGCCTGCCAGATGAGTTCTACGACATCAACACGTGGGACATGGATGCGAGACCTGACTCGACCCGCAGCCGGTGGCGCCGCGGTATCTGGAAGTCTCTCGACGCCCTGGAGGAGCAGGCCGTGGTTAGGGTGACCGAGATCCTCGAGCGCGAGCAGTTGATCTAACGGCCATCGCTCATCTGTTCGCACAGGGGTTGACGACTGTGAGCGGATGAGCGAAATTCACCACCATCATCTGATCCGTGCGCGCTGCCGAGATCAGCTCCGAAAAGACCCGGCCACTGAGCCGGGTTTTTTGTTTTCTGGATTCACGCATCTCCCCGTTCCTGGGGCCCTTTATTCATGGAGTTACCCACATGGCAGAGCCGAGCCTTGGAGTGCTGGGCGGCGTTGCCGCGGGCGTAACTGTCGGGGCGGCCTGGGCTGGCCTGGACCTGAACGCTGTCATGGGTGCTCTGGCCGGCTCGCTGCTCTTCGTGCTGTTCGCGCCTGACCTGAGCATCTACAAGCGCATCGGCTACTTCCTGGTGAGCCTGGTTGCTGGTTACTACGGTTCCGCCGAACTGATCGGGGTTGGCGCTGCTCGAACCAGTGGCGGCGCATCGTTCGTGTGTGCCGCGCTGGTGGTGACGATATCGATCACCATCCTCGAGTGGATTCGCGGCGGGAAGATGCCGGAGTGGCTCCGGTCTCTTCTCGACCGTAGAGGAGGCGGCAGCAATGGCTGATCTATGGACCCTGTTGGCGGCGCTGTCCTGCGCTGCGATCTTCATCCGCATCATCACCTGGCGCCACGCGGGCGAGCGCTACCGCTTCTGGATAGGCCTGTGCGCCTACGCCCTGGCTGTGTGCACTGGGTGTTTCGCGCTGACCGTGCTGCTGGAATTCCTGGCTGCCAAGCCCATCGAGCCCGTCTCGCCCTGGCTGGCCCTGGTGCTGGTCTGGCTGTCGGTGCTGGTCTGGCTGGCCCGCGGCAACGTGGCTCGAATCGTCCAGGTCAACTGGACCAGTCACTGGGATGGCATTGATCGACGCAGGGCTCGGCGATGATCACCATCAAGCAGGACGGGCTGGAGTCTGCAATCAGCAGTCTGTCCGAGCTTGAGAAGGCACAGCTACCGTTCGCCCTGGCTCTGGCCCTCACAAGGACAGCCCAAGTGGTGGCAGAGGAACTGCGCGGCGAGCTGGGCGTGGCTTTCGATAGGCCAACCCCGGCGACACTGAATAGCCTGTACATCCTGCCGGCGACCAAGCAGAAGCTGGAGTCGAGGGTATGGATCAAGGATGGCCGGCAGATGGGGGCAGGAGGTCGCCCAGTAGGAAGGGAAGGGGCATGGGGCAAGGGCCGAGCCGCATCGAAGTGGCTGACTCCTGAGATCTACGGCGGCCCGCGCAGCCATAAGGCCATCGAGTCCATGCTGAGACGCAAGGGCTTCCTCAAGCCGGGGCAGTACGTTATGCCAGGGCAGGGAGCTGAGCTTGACCAGTACGGCAACCTGTCGAGCGGCTTCCTTGCCAAGGTCCTGTCAGGTGCCCAGCTGTACACAGAGGAAGGCTACAAGGCCAATGCCACCAATAGCGCCAAGAGCAAGGCCAAGGGCAATGGCAAGCGCTTCTTTGTGATGCGCGATTCCAAGCGTGGCGCGTTCGCTGTGGCTGAGCGTACCGAGAAGGGAAGGGCGGGACTGAAGATAGTCCTCGCCGTCGCATCCAGAGCGCCAACCTACAAACCGCAGTTCGACTTCTTCGGCCTCGCTCAGCGCAAGGCGGCCATGGCGCTGCCTGTGGAGTTCTCCAAGGCGATGATCCAGGCGCTGTCCACCCGCCGGCGCTGACCGATCTGGCGCCCTCCTGGCAGGGGGTGGGGTGTTGGGTCCTCCCGGGTGGGGGTGCCCACGAGGGTAATTCGAGCCCCGATCTCGGGCTACTTATCAGTTTTTTCAGGCGGTTCCGGTTCCGGTACCGGCGGTGTTCCCCATGGCAACCCAGGCAGAGGTAGCCCAGCATCTAGATTTGAGCGACCGCTGGGTCCGCAAATTGACTGCAGAGGGCGTGCTTCCTGGCTCCAAGGGAAAGGGTGGGTTTGATCTCGAGGCGTGTCGCCTTGCCTATATCCGCTACTTGCGAGGGCTGGGAAGCAACCAAGTCAAACCGGAACTGGACCCGGAATTCCCGGAAGGCATCGACCCCCTGGCTGAGCACAAGCTCACCCAGGAACGACTCCGGCTTACATCCGCTCAAGCGGAAGGCCAGGAGCTTAAGAACGACATCAACCGTCGCCGAGCGGTACCCACCGACTTCGCCATGTTCGTGTTCTCCAAGCTGGCGGCCGAGATCGCTTCGATCCTCGACACCCTGCCACTTACCTTGAAACGGCGTCACCCAGACCTTGAGGTCCGGCATATCGAATCGGTTCAGCGCGAGCTGGCCAAGGCGCGCAACCGGGCAGCGCTGCTGGATGAGCGCCTACCTGGACTTCTCGATGAGTATCTTGCAGCCGCAGCTGACTGAACTGGCCAACTCGATTCGTGCCGGGCTGAAGCCACTGGAGAGGCCTGCTCCCCAGACCCCTGTGGAATGGGCTGACGGTGGCAACTTCTACCTGTCGAGCGAGTCGTCGTATCAGGAAGGCGAGTGGGAGACCCTGCCCTTCCAGGTGGCAATGCTGAATGCCATGGGTAACGACGAGATCCGCACGGTGAACGTGATCAAGTCCGCCCGTGTCGGCTATTCCAAGATGCTTCTGGCGGCCTCTGCCTACCAGGTTGAGCACAAGCGTCGGAACATCCTAATTCTTTTGCCTTCGGATGGCAGCGCGGCGCGATTCATGAAATCGCAGATCGAGACGATGGTTCGCGACGTTCCTTCGGTGAGGGAGCTTGCGCACTGGTATGGAATCAAAAACCACCGGGACAGCACACTCGACTGCAAGCGCTTCAGTCATGGCAAGCAGCTCTACTGCCGGGGCGGCGCAGCTGCCAAGAACTACCGCGAGCTGTCCGTCGATACCGTCATCTACGACGAACTGGCCGCATTCGAGCCGGATGTCGAGAAGGAAGGCTCTTCAACCTTCCTGGGTGACAAGCGCATTGAGGGCTCAACTTTCCCGAAGTCCATCCGGGGAAGTACGCCGAAGATCAAAGGCAAGTGCCAGATTGAGACTGCAGCGTCCAAATCGCCGCACTTCTTTCGCATGCACATCCCTTGCCCGAAGTGCCAGGTGGAGCAGCCTCTGCTCTGGGGTGGCAAGGACTGCGAGTACGGCATCAAGTGGGACCCCGAGAATACCAAGAGAGTCTGGTACCGGTGCGCCGCCAGCGGGTGCGAGGTCCTGCAGCACGAGATGCAGGAGCAGCACTCATTCGGCCGGTGGATCTGCGATCGGACGGGCGTTTGGACCCGCGACGGCCTGGACTTCTACGACAAGAAAGACGAGGCAATGCCAGCGCCAGAGTCCGTGTCCTTCCATGTTTGGACGGCATACAGCCCGTTTACTACGTGGGTTCAGATCGTCACCGATTTCCTGGCTGCAAAGGGCGACCGCAACTCCCTGAAGACCTTCGTCAACACCACTCTCGGCGAGACCTTCGACGACAGCGAAGGGGAGAAGGTGGAGTGGGAAGTGTTGTACGGGCGCAGAGAGGTCTGGGCCGGGGAGGTGCCGGAACTGGCAGTGCTGCTGACCGGCTCAGTGGACACCCAAGACGACCGCTACGAGGGTCGCGTCTGGGCGTGGGGCCCCGGTGAGGAAGCCTGGCTGGTTTATCGCTTCATCCTGCTGGGCGACCCGGCCAGCGAGGAGCTCAGGCGCAAGGTTGGCCTGGAGTTCCAGAAGCAGTTCACGCGCGCTGATGGCCTGGTCATGAAGGTTGATCGATGGACGGTGGACTCCGGTGGTCACTACACCGACGAGGTGTACTCGATGAGCCGGCAGTACGGCCTTCATTGGGTCATACCCACGAAGGGCTCGAGCGTTTACGGCAAGCCTATTGCGAGCATGCCGCGTACCCGGAACAAGGTGATTGGCGTTTACCTGACGATGATCGGTACCGACAACGCCAAGGACCTCATCTACAGCCGCTACCTGCTCCCGATTGATACCGCCAAATCACAGGCTGGAATCAGCCAGCCAGGTGTAGTGCACCTGCCGTCGAATGACGACATATGCGACGAGACCGAAGCGAAGCAGCTCACCGCCGAACAGAAGATCGCGAAGTTCGTCGACGGCAAGTGGGTTCACCGATGGGAAACCATCCGCCCCCGAAACGAGAGCCTCGACTGCTTCGTCGGCGCCCTAGGTGCTCTTCGGATCAGCCAGCAGCGCTTCGGTGTAAATCTCGACCTCCTGGCTCTTGAGCCAAGACCTGGCGGCGATGCGGCTGTTTCGAACGAAGAACGGCCTCGGGCCAAATCCTCCTACTGGAAGAAGAACTGATGGCCTACACCCTGGAGCAGTACGAAGCCCTGAAGGCCGCCCTGGCCGGCGGCGAGCTTCAGGTGCG